TGGTTAGCATAGATGCAGTTGTTCTGCAATCCTCTGGCATCAAGCTTTCCGATGATGCAAGTCTTGCCGCTGAACTGGCCGAGGGGATTGCCCAGGTTATCCCAGAGCTCATAGAAGCCGCAGTCGACCTCATCTTCAATGCCGATCTCGTAATAACCTGATTCTGCGGTGACCTCGATCAGCTTCAGTCCTTCGGCCCATGATTGTCCAGGTCTGAGTAAGCGGACATCCACGCCTGATCTGGGCTTGCGGGTAGTGCCATCCATATAGTAGTAGCTGATGCCATATTTATACATGTGATCTCCTTTTTAGGTTAGCGAGGTGACGGTCTCGTCAAAGTCGGTGATAATGATGATACCAAAGTCAATGTAGCCCGGTGAGCCGATGTATCTCGATTCCAGACTGAACTTGACCTTGGTGGGATACTCGTGCAGATCATCCGGACACATGGGCAGTTGAGTTATGGTAACCGGGAACTGACTGTTGATGTTGTTGTAGGCTGTGTATTCCAGATAGATCCGTCCCGGGCCGTCTAAGAACTCCATCAAAGTGTAGTATTCTTCAGCAGTGAGCACGGCTTCGAGATCGAAAGAGTCTTCTCTGTATTCGTCTCGCCTGTGGATGATGGTGGGATCGAAGGCGTTCTTCTTCTCGATGCGGTACTTCTTTTGAGGACTGTATTCGACCTGGCCATTGCTGCAAATGTAATAGTTGATAGCCAGGGTGTCCCAGCGGATGAGTTTCCAGCCTTTTATAACAGCCATGCTTTCACCTTGTATTCATCATCAATGTAGTTGCGCTCCAGTTCGGTAATGGCATAGATCTGATCTTTGATCCTGATCTTGGCCTGTAGGCTCAGGTTGTACTTGTTGAGTTGATCGATGGTAACCTCGCAGCTCCACTTGGCATTGTGAAAGTCGATCAGATAGTCCCGGACGTAGCCTTGAAGCTGCTTGGTATCTCCAGTGAGGACTTCCAGAGTCGTGATCTCCGGCTTCTCCTGATTGCCCCGCTTGATCATAAAAGAGATGACGTCATCGTCTTCGATATCAATAATGGCAGTGGTATAGGCATCCTTGTTCTTGAACACGATCTGGCCTTGGGGATTGCTGAAGATAGTGGCATTATAGAGCATCAGCATAGCTTGGAGCGCTTTGAGGTTATCGGTGTGCTCATCCGTATAGGTCTCATAAGCCTTGCCCGGGCACAGCTTAGCTGGGAAGAGATTGCCATGAAAGTGAGCTTCGATCCAGTGATTGACGTACTGGCTGCTGCCGTAGCCACGCCCATCCAATACACCACCGGATACGAGGCCTGTATAGAGATTACCCTCAGAGATGCCATGCTCGATAAAGAAGCCAATGAACTCATTCGATGCATTCGCCAGAGAAGGCAGATCTTCTACCCAGTCGGTGCGTTCATCATATTCGATCACGATCGGGCAGATATTGTTGAAGAACTTATAGATGCGACCTCGATAGCGGCCTTGATACCTGGTGGTGGCAGGACTGGGATAGGTAGCCTTGATTACTTTCTTGTAGGCAAAGACAAAGCTCATGCGATTGTTGATGGTATCGATCTGGTAGCCCCAGTAAGGACCAGGCCAGCCGGAGCTGTCATAGCTATAGGTCCAGCCATTGGTAGGATTGGGAAAGGCCAGCAGATCATCGAAGTCGATATGGGCAATGGTCAGGGCATTGCCACTGCTGATGTTCAAGGTAGGTAAGGTAAACTGGTTTGAATAGGGTATGCTGATGGGGATGGTAAACTCGATATCCTGCAGGAAGTAAGCCAGTATCCAGATTGGCTGATAGCCTGCGGCAAGTGAGTAGTAGTGAGTGAGATCGGAGAATACCGAGAGCAGTTTGATCTTATCGTAACAGGTGACCTTGATGATGCCGGAGGAGACATCGAAGGATAGCTGAGATGTGTCTATTATACCTGTAAAGAACAAGGAGTTATCCCGATAGACCTTGACCTCGAAGTGTGAGATATAGCGCTCATGTTCGTTGCTCCCACTTAGGATGTTGTCCTGTATCCATGTAGTGGGAAAGCACTCGAAAACGAGCCGCTTGGGTTCTCTGGTATAGTTGGAGACCGACTGCAGCTTATCGGCTGAGACGGATAGGCTGATGATAGATCTATTGGTGGAGCTATCTTCTAGTGAGTGCTTGACCTGGTTATAGTCTGCGGCATCGGTCTTGCCTTGTATGAAGTCGATCTTGAAGAGGTTAGGCATTAGACTTCACTCCTGATTATCTTGCCGGTATCGGCTATCTCGGAGACCTTAACCGGATCGCTACTCAAGGGATCGACGTTCACTTCGATGATAGGCTTGGAGTCCATCACCGTTTGCTTGAGTGAGACAATCTCGTCTTTCAGAGAGGCAATCAGATCGATCAGGGTATTCATACCGCCTCCGGAAGAGATAGTGCCACCAGCGGCATAATATGAGCCCACGTTACTGGGAATAGGCACTGAGGGTACAGGCATAGCTGCAAAGGCAAGCTTAACCTGATCCAGAGGTGCGAAATTGAGGAAGTCGAATAGACTCCTGCCCAGTGCTTTGACCCTGTCTTTGGCCGTGACATATTCATCACCCTCGGCTTCAATCAGGATACCTCCCTGATTATGGGAAGGTCCTGTCAGAATACCGCCAGTAGCTTTCTTCTCGAACTTGGTGGCACTGATACTGGCGATGTTAGCGATACCGGCAGCCATCGCAGCTGCAGCAGCCGCCACTGCCAGTCCGGGGCCTACTACGGGTATGCCTATCATGGACTTATAGGCTCCAATGGTGGCAGAGAAGGTATCCACATAACCTTGAGCAATGGCAGAAGCTTTCCAGAGCTTGAAACCACGCTCGGTATCCTTATCCTGAGCCGAAGCAAGGTCACCGAAGATCTTGGAGATGCCACTGGCTACCTGAAGCTGATGGTTCGTTCTGAGAGTGTTCAGGGTCTCCTGCTTCTGCCGTTCGATCTCCACTTCAGTATATCCGGCTTCCAGGAGCTTGGCTTTCATCTTCTCATAATACTTATCCACTTCAAGAAGTTGTTTGCTGTAACTGTCTCCGATGTTATCGAGATCACGAGAGTAGAACTCGTCTCTGATGTCCTGCAGCTCCTGCAGTTTGGCTTTCTCTTCATCCTGCCGTTCCTGGAGCAACTTGGCATGCCGGGCATTGACCTCGGTGATCTGAGCCTGGATGAGCTGCTGTTCTTTCTCCGGAAGGTTCTGCTGAGCCCAGGCATAATACTCTTCCATACTGGCTTTGAGAGCGTCGTAGGAGTTGACTCCGAGGTTCTCCAGATTGGAGAAGTAATCGATCTCAGCTTTGTATCTGGCTTGGACGGCATCCTTCTCTTTGGTGGTAAGCTCATTATCCTGTTGTGTCTTCCAGGCATCCAGGTTCTCGATGGCCTGGCGTTCGGCATCACTGCCATCCTGAGTGAACTCTCTGATCAGAGCCAGCCTTCTCTGGTATTCGGCTTCGATCCGAGCAGTCTCAGTCTGGCGCAGCCGGGCAAGCTCTTCCATCAAGCGTAAGGCTTCCCTGCGTCTGGCTTCTGCTTCGGATGCGGCAGGATTAGGTGCAGGAGCAGGAGTGCTGCCACCACCGCCGCCATGATTGAAGGTGAGATCAGGAGCATCCAGCATCGCTTGGCGATAAGCTGAACCTATCTGATCAAGGTCAGTTTTGGCGTCCCTCAATTGTTTGTTTAAGGCGCTGAACTGGTTGAGACGTCTTTCTAACTTAAGCCACTCACCATCATTACCGAAGTAGGAGGCAGGGTTGAAGCCCATGGCGTTGGCATCGCTGGTCAGGAACTCCCAGTCCACCGAGTTCATCAACTGCTGTTTCCGGGCTCGGACCCTGTCCACTTCTGCTTGTTCGGAATCTATCTGTATTTGCAGTTCGGCAACCTTCCTGATCTGAGCATTGTACTTATCACCATAGATCTCAGCTATCTTCTTCTGCACCAGAGCATCGGAGGCGTTACGCAGAGCAGTAGCCAGGTTATTGTAGGCTGTGGTTTCCAAGTTGATGTTGCCGAGATACTCAGAGTAGTTGTCATTCAGAGACTTGATGACGTTCTTCATCTCCCGCTTGTCTGTGGAAGTTAATGAGGTGGCAGATCTAAGCTCAAGCAAGCGGTTAGCAAGGAGACTGAACTTCTCAGCTTCAACTGAGACTTGCTTCTGAGCATCCTTGATCTCATCTTTCATGCTCCTCTGAGCAGTGGTTACCTCATCAGTTTTCATGGAAGCCGCAGCCAGTCCAAAGCCAAGTGCGGATAAAGCTCCCACAGCTATACCGATGATCCCTGCTACCGGGTTCATGGCTACCTGCAGGGCATGGTATGCTGCTGTCAGAGCAGTGACCGCAGTGGTGACCGTTCCGATGATGGGGATGGCAATCACGATACCTGCTACGAAACCCTTCATCACCGGAGATAGGCTGTTGTAGGCATCCATGAGCAGCTTCAGGCCCTTGAGCAGAGGATTAATCAGAGTAGTGAGCATATCGCCAACAGTCTCTTGGATATCTCCCCAGGCATTGGCGTTCTGTAAACGCAGATCAGCCAAAGCAGTTGCAGTTCCGCCATAGTCCTCACCAAGCTTCTCCACCAGATAGGATACCCCTTCTGTCTTCAAACGGGTATCATCAAGCTCAATGCCGTATCTGCCCAACATCTCAGTATGCCCATTCAGAGCACGACCCATGAGATCAAATGCACTTTCCACGCTCATCCCGGTGGCTTTATTGGCTTCGGTAAAATCCAGTAGTACCGGTACAAGCTGTTGTATCTCGTCCTTGTTGAGCTTGAAAGTCTGAGACAGCTTTGCCATGAGTGACAGCATTTTATCATCTTCAAAGTTAGTGACCTGCTGCATCGAGGATGCGAAGTTCCCCATCTCAGATGCTGCATCACCAAAAGCCACTGAAGCCAATGTCATAGCCTGTCTCTGACCCAGTGAGGCATCCAGCAGACCATTCATAGATCTGACCAGACCGCCCACCACTTGCAGGACACCATCCACTGCGATCTTTACGTCACGAATCGTAGCCAGAGCCTGTTCTGCGGTGATCTTGACAGCAGCAGGCTTCTCCACCGCAGACTGGGCGGACTCCGCCTCCTGCTTGACTTCGGCAAGCTTGAGACTGGCATCATTGGTGACGAGGACGAGCTTAAAGGTTAAGTCTGGCATCGGGGTAGTTTAGGGGGTTATTGGTAGTTTCTGATCAGCAGTTCAACTTCAGTCTGAAACGCTCCAGATACCGAGTACTGCGTCTCTACTTCTTCAATGACGCAGCCATCGTAGAGCTGCTTGATGTAAGGATCGTTGTTGTAGGATAGCAGGAACTTACCTTTGATCTGTTTCAAGGCATCTGCCAGCTCTTCATGCTGGTTGAAGGCGTCCGCGTCCTCACGTTCGTAGATGTGCTCCTTGGTATAGTAGGGAGGGTCCAGATAGAAGAACGTGTGCGGCTGGTCGAACCTTGATACTATCTTTTCCCAAGGCTGTTTTTCAATGATCACATGCCTCAGGCGTTCCGAGGCTTCTTTAACCTTGTCAAGATTGCGGAGAGGCATATACTTGTAGCCCTGATTGACGCAGAAGTTCTTGGAGCGTGAGCCATAGCTGCAGGCTAGGTTGTAGTAGAACTTGATCGCTCTTTCTAACTCGGTTCTGGGCTCATGCTTCATGAAGTTATCGAACATCTCCCTGGCGATCAAGTAGTTGTTGAGTTCGGTAACGAATGCTTCCGGGTGGTTCTTGATGTACTTCCAGAAGTTGACCAGATCGCCATTGATATCGTTATAGACCTCAGTATAGCGGCTCTTCTTGGACAACTGCCAATCTTCCTTGTTGGCTGACTTTCCGAATAGTATCCAGGCAGCACCGCCAAAGACTTCGCAGTAGATGTCATGCTTGGGGATGAGCGGCAGGATCTTCTTGCGGAGGATACGCTTGCCTCCTACCCAGGAGATTATGCTGTTCATGCTTCCTCCAACTTGAAGTTGGCGATGATCACTTCATTGAACTCGGACTTGCCTTCCTTGCGGTTGATGCCCTTGGTTCGGGTGACGTGCTTGATATCAAAGCCCTTGTAAAGCTTCAGCACTTCCGGGTTATCATCATAGCTCAGGATGAAGCGTCCTTTGATCTTCTTGAGTTTGGCACACAAGTCTTCATGACTGAACTGCTTGGAATTCTCATAGGTGTATCCGAGCATGTAAGGCGGGTCGCAATAGAAGAAGTTGCTCTTGGTATCATACTTATCGATCACCTTCTCGTAGGAGAGGTTCTCGATGATCACCATATCCAAACGCTTGTGGAGTTCTTTGATGCGTTCCAGGCGGTTATACATGCTGGAGGTGCCACGCTTCTGAGAGGTGCCGAAGCTGTCACCCTTGCTTCCGAATGATCTCGTGATCAGATACATGAACCTGGCAGCCCGCTGTATCTCAGTTAATCCTTCCTGCTTGAGGATATCGCCAAACAGCTTGCGGCTGGCGACTAACCAGTCCAGTTCCTTGATCAGCTCATCAGGATGGTACTTCACCTGCATGAACAGGTTGACCAGGCGGTTATCCAGATCGTTATAGACTTCCAGATCTCCCCATTTGTCTTTGTAGAGGAGCATCCAGGCCGCACCCCCGAAGGGTTCGATATAGCCTTTGATGTCTTTAGGGACGTAAGGGGCGATGACTTTTCTCAGGAGGCGCTTACCGCCTATCCAGCCGATGATGGCATCCATTATGCGTCTCCTTTGGGGTCGGTGATACAGAGCCGCAGATATAGATCAGACAGGGTGAGGGACTCGAAGTCCTCGTTGGTGAAGCCCATTTTACGCAGGATCATTTCGAACCTCTCGAAGGGGTATTTGGAGACGCCGTTACCGCCAATCCGAAACTCCCGAGCCAACTTGCGAACCTCTCTTTGTTGGCTCTGATATAGACGAAAAAAGCGGAGATATGCTCCAGTGCTTCAAGAGCATCCATATTGTCCGGGTCCTGGTTTGAGATGATACGGATCAGCTCTTTATCTGCTTCCGATTGGCTGATCAGTTCCAGTAGTTCAACCTCACTTACCTTGGCTACCTTCCCGGAGAGGAAGTCCTCAAGCTTGGCTTTGAGGGTAGCATTCGAGATCGTGAGACATAGTATTTGCCGCAGTTGGCTATAGCTGAGTTTAGGTTCTCGCTTCATAGAATAGTCCTTATCTTATTTACCAAAGAACATTTCAAGGGCAATGCCCAGTAAGAGCAGGAATTGCGAGGTGGAGACGGTTAGCAGTATCTTCATATTCGTCTCCACTCTCGCCATTCTGGTTACCAGTGACTTGTTGCTGTCACCATTGCCATAGATCTCCTCGTGAACCGAATCGATTTTCTCTTTGATCTCAGGTTTGCACTGACAGTCCATAGCAGTTCCTTGTTTTCGAGTGTAGTTGCGAAGAGCGGTGATCTTATACTCCCGGAGGGATATCCTTGAGCAGGAAGATCTTGTTGGAAGTGACTCCGGAGAATTCGGTGGAGATGACCACGTTGAAGAGGCCATCAGCCTCTCCCGACCAGTCAACTGTCCAGCGTAGTCCGGTGAAGATCACCACCCGATCCAGTTCCTTGGAAGCCACTACGATGGTGGTATCCTTGCTCATGAACAGGGTGCTTTCCAGGAAGTTCTTCTGCTTGGTAGAGAGTCCGGAGATGTTGAGTTCGACTGTACTGGTGCGTTTGCCCGGGATGGTATAGTTGCGGGTCTTGAGCTTGGTCAGCTTAGAGTCCGTCTTACCGGGTTTCTCGGCCAGTTCACCAAGTAGGTCGAAGTTTGTAGTAAGCTCCGTTTTGACCGAATCCTGATTGGCATACAGCGTATCGAGGGCGGCTTGATCGTAGGTGCCGATCCCGAAGTAAACGAGATCGGCAACCAACACGTCCATCAGCTTGCTGAACCCAAGATCAGCATCGGTCATATTGGAGGGGTAGGTGGGCTGCGAGATGGGATTGGGCATCAGAACACCCCTTTGATCGCCTTGCCGATGCTAAAGAGCCATTTACGGTTGTGGAACACGTATTCGATAGCTCCTCCGATGGTGCCAAAGACCTTGAGGATGACATTGGTCTGCTTGGCCGGGAGGGACTTGGTAGCCCGCTCCACAGCCAATTGTTTCTTGGCATAGTCGTCCAGGTCTTTGGTTGCAGGGTTGATCTTGATATCCTGGATGATGTCCAGGATGATGGCCAGTGCCGAGTTGACCTTGGCCTTGTCGATCAGCGTGCCGGTAGTGCGGGATATGATCCAGACTACCAGAGCCGAGATCAGGCCCAGGAAAAACTCCTGATTGGCGATGATGAAGTCCATTGATACTCCTTTATCTGGTTATTTCTTAGGTTGTGAGTTTGAACACTTTCACGAAGCCGGAGATGTAGGTGATGCCGGGCCGAATGCGGATGTACCAGTGGTACTTCCAATCGCTTCCGTGGTGTTCGACTTTGAGTTCGGCATCGGTGCGATAGCCGACGATAATGAACTTGGGCAGACCGCCGATGATGTAATCGGCATCCATGAGACGGGGCTTTACGGGGATACCCGCAAAGGATACGTAGCCGCCTTCGAGCAGCAGACGATCTCCGGCTCCGGTCTCACGCTTGGCGAGTTCGGCCCGGATGCGGATCAAGTCCTTGTGAGCCACGTAGAACTTGAAGTTCTCCTGCTCTTCCAACATCTCGTCAGAAAATGCCAGCAGAGCAGCTTCGAAGCGCTTAGCCCAGTCGTTGTAGGTGGTCTTGGAGAGGTTGGTGACGTCGGTGGCGGTGGTAGCCAGTTTGACCACTCCATCCAGAGCTTTGATCTTTGCAGTGGCTGAGGCTCGGTCACCCTTGAAGAGCAGCAAGCGGATGGCTTTCTCGGTCTTCTTGGCGATGTGGTTCTCCACATAGGCTCCGAAGGCATCTTCGCCGTACTTGTCTTTGTAGAACTCGACTACATCCCTTCCCAATGTGAACTCGGCATTGAGTATCCCGGTGGGGACGGAGAGGTCGGCAGTCGAGACGTTCTGAGCCGTCAGAGCACCATCGAGGGAGTTCTTGAATACCAGGTCCTCAATCAAGCCGACGTCGATCTTCTCGTCTTTGAGCAGTGGCAGAACCGAGATATCCGAGAGGGTATCTCCGGGCTGCGATCCGATCACCTCATCGATGAAGAGGCTGGTAGTGTTGGCGGAGAGGATATTCATGGCTTTGCCGGAGTCCACATCGGAGATGCCTTTGTAGATCTCACGATGGCTGGCCTTGACCATGATCTTGTTGCCGTCGATGGTGACCTCTTTGTCCACATTGGACTGGTTAGCATCAGGCTCACCGGGAATCGATTTCGAGATTGCTCTGCTCATAGTGACGGAGAGGTCTTTGAGGCTCTTCTCGATGCTGTGGATGGCATCACCAAGCTGGAGGTTGGGATTACCCTTCTCCAGTTCACTGATCTTCTCAGTGATGGCCGTGATGCCCTTCTGCAGTTCGGAGTTGTTGTTATGCTCCGCTACCTTACGCAGGCTATTGAGCTCATTCTTGATCTCGGTTAGGCTGGCTTCGGCACTGCGGTAGTCATCAGCTCGTCCGTAAATGGAGACTCCATTGAACTCGCCTTTCTCTACCTTCTGCCAAAGATCGGAGTTGAGGTCTTCGCACTTGAGGACTTGCACCCAGGAGCCGACTTTAGCGTCGGGAAAATGCTCTCTGTCGCTGGTCTTGAGAATGTAGTTCTCTACTACGGTAAACTCAGGTACGGGTTGCATGTTGTGGTTCACATCGCACTTGCCGACTAAGCCGTGCTTGGCGAAGTGATCACAGGACTTCTGAATCTCTTCCCGGGTGTAATAGTCACCCTGGGAATCGTGGATGTTGGGCTCCATCAGAGTGACGTAAAGCCGTCCCTGAGTGCCACTCGTTTCACTCTTGAACTTGGTGGAGTTGATCTTGTGTTCAAAGCTTCTGCCAGAGGCATTCTTGACCACAAAGCCCTTCTGATTGGCGGGAGTCATCTCATCGAACAGTAGCGAGACTAACTCGACTTCCACGTTGCGAAGTTCTCCCTTTTGAATGGTGCGTTTACGATTCACGCTACCTCCTTTGGTTTTGTTGTTGTTTGATTATGTATGCGGCTAGTCTGTATGAACATCTGTAACGCCCTACACTCATCCATCCGAGATGCTTCCTGGATCGTGATCCAGGATGGTTCTTGGTTGGTTCTTGGAGGGTACTTGAAATCATACATATCTGGCTCCTGTTATAGATTGCGGTTCTGCATGAAGAGCTGCTCATCAGCGGTTTGCAGCACCTCGGTCAGGTTACCAAAGTTGAAATCTTCCGGCTTTACGTTCCAGCCGAAGTCGAAGTTGAACTCATTAGCCAGAGCTAATGCTAGACGGTTCTGCAGCGGTCTAACTACGAACTGGTAGAACATCAGCATATCGCTCTTGTTATCGCCACCAAGCTGCCCAGGAATGAGTTGAGAGACTATCCTAGCAGGAACTCTGTGATAGGCGAGGATGCCTTCCCGGAGGTCTTTCTTGAGTCCGAGGAATCCGCCTTCCCGGTCTTGCTGTCTGAGCGGTTCGAGACGTATCTTCACATCCCGGCTTTCACTCTCGATCAGCACAGTGGAGTGGCTCTTGGCATTGCCTTTCACTTCTGTAAGTGCTTTCTCGATCTCGGTATAGGCATCGGTCAGCACCTCATTACCCTGCTCATCGGTTACAGTGCCGTCTCTGAGGGTACCACCTTCCACAATTACGAAATAATCGATCATCAGACCGTTCTTGAAGTTATTGTAGTCGAAGGTCTTGATCTCACCCAAGATTTCGATGTTGATGGCTATGGGTAGGCAGGCTAAGCCCCATGCATTTGATCTATGGGTGGACTTCTTCACGTGGATGATGTCCTCGTATGCGAAGTCCTTCTTCTGGTTGTTCTTGACCTGGATGTAATTGGGCTTGAAGAAGCCGAACTCGTCATAGTTCTCTACGATCTGAACTTCAGATGGCAGCATCCTCTCCAGTCCCATCCACTGGCCTTGGGCGTTCCGCATCTTGATCAGGAAGCCGTTACCGCAGGACAGGTAGAACCTCATCAGCTCTGCCAGGATAGTAGTCTGGTCTTCGCAGGCAGGGAACTCAGCCTCTTCCATCCAGGCTTTTACCTGGCTGTTCTTGCAGTCGAACTGCATGATGGTAGCCATAGTCAGGGCATCGATGCAGCCGGAGTGGTACTCATCGGTATCCAGGAGATTGAGCAGGTTACTCATCGAGTAGGGCTGAGACACCACTTTCTTGGTCTCGGCTGCCTTGGATACCAACTGCTTGCCGATCCGCTGATACTTGGATAGATCTATGGGTTCAGGCTTGTACTTGGTCTCCAAGAGATCAGCAGCTGAACTGATCGCCAGGCTATAGGCACCGATACGCATCACTCTCAAGAGCCAGCTCCCGTGCCACTTTTCAGCAGGTCGATCTTGGCGATCCTGACCAGTCTGGTGCCGTCTATTCGGCTGGTGTAATACTCGATACTGGGCAGGTCCCGGTTCATCAACTTCTGATAATAACTCCGGAACTTCTCCTTGAGTGAATATAGATCAGTGTCTGGATCGGATACATTCTGGGCATTGACAATCAGGAAGACTGTCCAGGCGATATCGGTATCCACATACTGCCGGGAAGTGCCATGCTTACCTGTCTCAGAATCGAGGATCAGTATAGCGCAAGGCAGGTTCTTGGGGATGTTGTCCTTGTTGTATAGGGTCTCTGCCACTCCAGCAAGACTAAGAGCTTCGGAGATGCGGCTGCGTTCTGCTTGGTACTTCTCAAGAGCGGTCACAGGCTCACCTCGATATCGTTCAATTGCTGATAGATCCACTGCTCCCGGTTAGCTATGACAGAAGCGAACACATTACGAGCGGCGATGCCTTCCCGTTTGATCTTGCCCCGGATGAGATAGGCGATCTCGGCTACGGTCAGAGCTTTACCTGTCTCTTTATCGGTCCAAGACAGGTGCTTGCGTTCGACCCAAGCAATAAGGGGAGCGATCGGAGTCCAGGAAGGCACTTTACCGCCCAAAACGAAAGGCTCATGCTTCACATTGGAGCCTACTCTCAGGATCATAGCTGTATCGGTGGTCTGGAGTAAATAGCCTGTATTGCCGTAGAAGTCGCCCTTGTCATAGATCTGCTGTGCCAGAATCTCTTTACGTGAATCGGCATCGATCACAGAACCGATCAGGTGCAGCCGGCTCTCCAGAGCGGCATAGATAGCCTGGTAGATCTCGATCATAAGCTCATCCGGAGAAGTAAGATCACGATCAGGCATCAGATAACTCCCACCCGAATAGGGCGAGGCTGTCTGGGCTTGAGTTCATTCAGTCGATCCAGTCCAGCAGGATTGAGATAGGTTCGAAGTCCTATAAGAGATCTCAGCTCAAGATTAGCTTTGAATGCGTCTATTTCGCTCCCTGTGAGCAGTTCGGTGGCAGACTGGTCTAATCCTACGGTCTTGACTATGCCCTCGCCCAGGGTCTTTAAATTGAGAAACTCGGCAGTTGAATACAGCATCAAGAAACTGAACCCAAAACGAAAAGAAATCAGGAAAGGCTCCTCTTCCGGCATATCTTCGTGAGTTGCCCGATCATAATGCTCCTCCATGACCAGTGAGTGGATCATCTCCAGAACCAAGCCCTGATGCTCCTTGAAGATGCCATTGTTGGACATCTCCTTGGGCAGGTTGAGAATAGCGAGCATGGCATCGGTCTCGACCGGGATAGGAATCACTTGCCCTTCCTCATCATCTCGGAAAGCTCAATGGCTCTCATTCCCACCTGCTTCGCCCACTTGGAAGCCAGCATACCATTGGCGGCACGTTCCCAGTCACCAACCTTGATAAAAGCAAGGGTGTTAGTAAAGCCCAAGAGTCCCTTGATGCCCAGATTGAAGCACATATTGAGCAGCACCGACTGGCGAACCTCATCGAGCTTGTTGTAAATATTGGGGATCTCTTCAAGCAATTGCCGCTCGCAGTCGACTATATCTCGCTCCAGCATGGCATAAGCTTCTTTCTGGGAGATACCCCGCTCATCAAGATTGCGGCCAATACCGATGGTCAGCTTTCCTACGGTACAGCGGTAGGGTTTCAGTCTCAGACCCTCATGTCTGACTAACTGAGCTTTGATACGATTCATCAACGCTTCGGTCATGCTATCTCCTTATTCCAGATGTGATCATCGATCCAGAGCCAGGAAAGCACTCCCCTGTATGTTGACAAATCAGGATGGGCAAGGATGAGACAGATTTTTGGATTGACAGATTTGACGTTTGCATATTGGTTGCGAAATAAGAAAATATCAGTTTTATGCTGTATTGGAGTTTGGGGCTAATCAACGATCTGATGAGCTCCAAAGATAGCTTGAATCATAAAGTTGAACGTTGGATAGAGTCGTTCAAAGGAAAGTAAGATGGCAAAGAAAAATGATGCTCCGAGTCCTATCGAAGCCTATTTGCACACAAAAGAAGAGCGCTTAAACAATCCTCCAGTTGGTATGGTCGATCCTGACACAGATCCCGACGGAGCGCAAAAAATATACAGCTACGATCCTCATATAGATCCCCAATTGCATTGGGCTGGTAAGGCAGAACATCTTAGTTTTGAAGTTCCCACCGTTTCTCTCCATGTGCACGAACGAATTGATCCACTTACGATCATTGAAGCAGTTCGTAAAAGAGATACTGATAACGATGACCAGATGGAAATATCGCTATTCAGCAAGCCTGAAGAGAATCCTCCTATACGAGAAGCTATCCAATTCTACAAGCATAAGCATAATTGGTCAAACCGCCTGATTGCAGGTGATTCCCTACTTGTCATGAACTCCTTGCTGGAAAAGGAAGGGATGAGCGGCAAGGTTCAAACAGTTTACATGGACCCTCCCTATGGCATTAAATATGGATCAAACTTCCAGCCGTTTACGAATAAAAACAAGGTCGAAGACAAAGATGAAGACATGGCTATCGAGCCAGAAACAATTAGAGCTTTTCGTGATACGTGGGAGTTAGGAATTCACTCATATTTAACCTATTTAAGAGATAGGGTAAGCTTAGCAAGGCAGTTGTTAGACAACTCAGGCAGCATCTTTATTCAAATCAACGATGACAATCTTCATTACATAAAGAACATCCTAGATGAAGTATTTGGTTATGAGAATTGCGTTAACATTATTCCTTTCAAAAAGCGAGCATCATTCCTATCTCGATTTGGTAAGGGATTGTTTGAGCTTTTTGATTACATAGTCTGGTATGCTAAGGACATAAATAATGTTAAGGTTAATCCACTTTATGTTCCAATTGATAGGTTTCAGCAGCTGAGAGGTGAATACAGGTTCTACGATGACGAAAATGGAGTTAGAAAACTTACTGAAGAGGACATGATTAATCCAAGACTGGACCTTAGTAGGGTTTTCAGGACCCACTCTGCTTCTAAGAAGTCAAGCTCTCCAACTAATGTCGAGACTATTACAATAGGGCAATATAAGCTAAAACCCCCAAGCGGACATGAATGGAAAGCAGACGCAAAAGGTATGCAGGTATTGCTCGAGCTAAATAGACTGGTACCTGGCAGTCAGTCGAGACCATACAAGATATACTTCACTGACTTCCCATATCAGCTACTTAATAATTTGTGGGATGATACTTTAGCAGAGCAAAATCCAGTGTATGCGGTTCAAACAGATGAGTTACCAGTGCAAAGATGCATCCTGTTATCTTCAGATCCCGGTGATTTAGTATTGGATATCACATGCGGAAGCGGAACTACTGCTTTTGTGGCGGAACAATGGGGTCGTAGGTGGATAACATGTGATACTTCAAGAGTCGCAGTCACTTTATCTAAGGTTAGGTTAATGACTGCTAAGTACGATTATTATGAGTTATCTCATCCAGGGGAGGGCATTGCTAGTGGTTTCAAATATAAAGCACAAGATAGAATCAAGCTTGAGACACTAGCCAGAGAAGAATCTCCAGAAACGATTATTCTGTATGATAAACCCAAAATTGACCATACAAAGAGTAGAATAACCGGACCCTTCACAGTCGAAGCCGTACCAGCCCCTGCTGTTAAGAGCATTGATGAGATTGTTAACGGCTCAGAGCCAATTTCAGATGATAGCATCGCCAGGTCAGGGGAGACGCTTCGGCAATCGGAATGGCGAGATGAGCTGCTTAAAACAGGTGTTCGTGGGAAAAGTAACCAATACATACGATTTTCAAGAATAGAAGTTATTCCCGGTTATCGCTGGATTCATGCTGTAGCCGAGACCATCCCTGAATCAGATAAACTCGTTCCAGAAAGGGTGGCAGTATCCTTCGCTTCTGAGTTTATGCCCTTGGAGCAGCGTCAGGTTGCATTAGCTCTGGAAGAGGCTCAAAGCTTAGTACCCAAGCCCAAGATACTTATCTTTGCAGCGTTCCAGTTTGATCCTGAGGCTTCAAAGGACATCGATGAGACGAATTGGCCTGGAGTTCAATTACTTCGCGTGCAGATGAATGCTGATCTACTGACCGAAGACCTGAAGAAAAAGAGAGCGTCTAACGACTCATTTTGGCTGATAGGGCAACCTGAAGTAATAGTAGAGAAATGCAAGGATGGTAAATACCAGGTTAAAGTCCAGGGTTTTGATTATTACAACACTCGTTCTGGCCAGATCGAATCCGGTGGAAAAGACAAGATAGCTATGTGGATGCTCGATACCGATTATGATGGCAGAAGTCTATTCCCTAAGCAGGTTTTTCTCCCATTGGCAGGTGATAAAGAAGGCTGGTCTAAACTAGCTAAAGACTTGAAGACAAGTATTGATGATAGCCTTATTGATCAATACAGAGGAACTGAATCACTGCCATTCACACGTGGAGATCATAAACGGATAGCAGTGAAGATAGTCGACGATCGGGGTATTGAAAGCTTGGTGATCAAAGGTTTAGACTAATGCCTCAAACCACAATAGATCGTTTGATTATCAACTCCCCTTATGAGGAGCCACAATACTACTGGAAATATGATCCCAGAACCAGAACCTTTGACCTCGCCGAGGGCAGAAGACCTGCAGGTTATGTAATAGCAACGGAACGCTCTCAAGCCTATGATGATCCTGGCATATTTGTTGAGATCCCGCTTGTTAACCAAATCAGGCCTAGAATAAAGGCTTGGCGGGAAGCGGGTTATCCTGGAGTAACAGGAATAACCAAGCGTTTACTTGATTATTGGTACGATGCCGAAGAGTTCGAGTCTCGCAGGTTATTCTTCTGTCAGCTAGAAGCAATGGAAACCCTGATCTGGCTTACCGAGGCATCCGCTGCTGATAAAACAGGTATTGAGATACCCAATGACGGAGGTTTGTTTCAACGCCTCTGCTCCAAGATGGCTACTGGATCAGGAAAAACCATTGTCATGGCTATGCTCATTGCCTGGCAGGTTACAAACAAGGTTACCAATCCCCAAGACCGCAGATTCTCAAAGAATGTATTCGTAGTTGCTCCAGGGCTCACAGTTAAGAATCGTTTATCCGTCTTAATACCCAGTAGCGAAGGTAACTATTACGACCTTTTCAAGATAGTGCCAGCATCTCTCCAGGATAAGATGAGACAAGGTAAGGTCCTTGTGGAAAACTGGCACACCCTGTCCTGGGAAAGTGAAGAGCAGATAAAGAAAAGACGCTCAGTTGACAAACGCGGCATGAAAAGCGATGAAGCATACTGCAGAGAAGTTCTGGGTGAGATGTCCAATTCCCGCAACATGTTGGTGATCAATGATGAAGCTCATCATGCCTGGAGGGTCAATGTCACTGCCGAAGGCAAATACTTACGCAGCCGAGACCTGAAAGACAGCGCGGAAGAAGCTACAGTGTGGATCGGGGGTCTGGATCGCATCCATAAAGCCAGAAACATCCTCTGCTGTTACGATTTTAGTGCAACTCCATTCTACCCATCTGGTAAGAAAAACTCTGAGGAAACGCTGTTTGGTTGGATCGTGAGTGATTTCGGACTTAATGATGCAATTGAATCTGGCTTGGTTAAGACTCCACGTGTGGTGATCAGAGATGATGTTCATCCTGATGTGAAAACGTATAAATCCAAGCTTTATCATATTTATAACGATGATGGTGTGAAAGCAGATCTGAACCGATCTGCCAAACCTGATGATCCGCTACCAGACTTAGTGTTGAATGCATATTACCTTTTGGGCTATGATTGGCGAGAGACTCTTAAAGCTTGGCAAGCGTCTAATCAACCTGTACCCCCTGTGATGATAACCGTATGTAACAGAACCGAAACTGCTGCCAGGGTGAAGCATTCTTTCGACTTCCGAAAAGTGCACATTGATGAGCTCTGCGAGACAAGTAAGATATTGCACATAGATTCGAATGTTCTCAAATTGGCTGAATCACAGAATGTGGTTGCAATCATGGTTAACAGCGATACCGATATTGATGAAAACGAAGATACCCAAGACCTTCCCAAATTGACCAAGAAGGAGCAGGCAGAACTTCTTCGCAGACAGGTGGATACAGTAGGGCATCTAGATAAAAACGGTAATCTGCTTCCTGGATCATTGATCCAGAATGTGATATCTGTAGGAATGCTATCCGAGGGTTGGGATGCCAAGACTGTAACACACATCATGGGCTTAAGAGCATTTAGTAGCCAATTGTTATGCGAACAAGTAGTCGGTCGCGGTCTCAGGCGAACAACTTACGATGTAAATCAACAGACTGGGCTATTTGAGCCTGAGTATGTTAATATCTTCGGAGTTCCCTTCACGTTCCTACCTCATGAAGGTGGAGAGGGAGGACCCCCACCACCCCCGAAACCAAAAACCATGATTATGCCTCTTGATGACAAAGCTGAATTTTGTATATCATGGCCAAATATCGTCCGCATAGACAGAGCTTTCAAACCAGAACTAAGTCTTGATTGGGACAAGGTTCAACCTCTTGTATTGGATGCATTTTCGGTGAGACAGATTGCAGAGTTGGCCCCAATCTTGGATGGGAAGCCTGATTTAACTAAGATCACCGAGATTGATCTGGAAAAACTCTCATCTGAGTTCAGAACCCAACGGATAGTATTTGAGATAGCCAGAGATAACTTCCATTTGATGGCATCGGACTGGAAGGGAAACAAGGAGTATTTGCTTGCTCAGTTGGTAAGGTTGGTGGAGCAGTTCATCGCTTCAGATAGAATCGAAATTGATCCCCCTGTATTCAATTTCGGTGAGTTGCGAAGACGTTTAGTAATCACCTTGAACATGAGCAAAGTCATTCAACATATCGGGGATGCTATCAGATACTCCAATACCGAGTATTATGAGCCTGTGTTTGATAGCGAAAGACCAATTCTTTCTACAGCAGAAATGCCTATTTGGTACACAAGCAAGGAGTGCGAAGTTGCAAGGAAGTCTCACATAAACCTAGTGGTTCTTGATAGTACCTGGGAGGCAACCGAAGCATTTCATCTAGACCATGATCCAGAGGTTGATGCATGGGTAAAGAATGACCATCTAAACTTTGAGATCCTGTATATCTACAATGGCACGATCAAGAAGTATCGACCGGACTATATAGTAAGAATGAAAACGGGTGAGATAGGCATCATCGAAACTAAGGGCAAGGAAACTGAACAAGATAGGGTCAAGAAACGTTTTCTGCAGGAATGGATCGATGCTGTTAATCAGCATGGGGGATTTGGAAAGTGGAAGATATTGAAGTCAAAGATAACAAGCGGTAAGCAATGAAATCTATAAATTCAAAATACTTCAGGAGGATAACATGAAGTACGGAATTCAGGCAAGATCATATACCATATTGATCTTATTGGCAGTGTTTTGTATCTGTAGTAGTGCACTTGAGGCTCAGGTACCAACTTGGTCGTGGACGAATGTCACTGGCACTGCAGGTACAAATACTGGTATGGGTTTAGCTACAGATGGTTACAAGAATAGTTATATCACTGGCATGTTTACAGGTACTCAGACCTTTGGCACTATAACGAAAACAGCTTATGGGAGCACAGATGTCTTTGTAGCCAAAGTTAACAACAGTGGACAGTGGCTTTGGGTAGCGCAAGGTGGAGGAACCCTTGGCGATCAAGGTTATAAAATTGATGTGGATAGCTCCGGAAACTCCTACATAACAGGATGTTTTACAGGTACTGCAAATTTCGGATCAACGAGTTTGGTCAGTGACTCAAATGCAGATATCTTCGTTGCCAAACTTGATCCTAACGGAAATTGGCTTTGGGCTGTGAAAGCACAAATAGTTAATGGTGATGAAGACATGTGGTGGGGAATTTGCCTTGATGACTCTGGCAATTCCTACTTCACAGGTCATTTCAGTGGTAGTGCTATTTTGGGGACGACAGTCTTAAATAGTTTCGGGGGTAATGATATTGTCGTAGCCAAGCTGAATTCTATGGGTGAATGGGTTTGGGTGAACCAAGTTGGAGGGTCGGGCAATGATGCAGGTTTAGGAATAGACATTTCTGAAACGGGAACCATTGCCATTAGTGGTGGCGCAACAGATTCAGTAAGTTTCGGTTCAATTGCACTACCGGGATCAGGGGCTAGAGGATTTGTGGCAAAACTTAATCCCGATGGAACATGGCTTTCTGCGGTTAATGGGGGGGCTGGTGCTGTTGGGGTTAAAGTAGATTCATCAGGTAGTTGTTATATTGTGGGAGGTTTTAATTATAGTAAAACATGGGGCAGTATAACTCTAAATACAGGAATGGACAGGACTGATGGATTTGTTGCGAAGCTTTCAAATGAGGGTATCTGGCTTTGGGCAAAACAGTATGGTGGTAATGATTGGGATGGAGGTTATGGTTTGGGTATTGATAACAGTGGGAATTGCTACATAACGGGATTTTACAGGCAAAGTGGTTATTTTGGCAGTATATATCTGTCTGCTGGAGGTTGGAACAGGGACATTTTCCTAGCAAAATTAGATTCTGCAGGCAACTGGCAATGGGCTATTAAAGCAGGTGCCGGAGGTCATGACACGGGATTTGGAATGGATACAGACGCCACAGGAAACTGCTTTGTAACCGGATGGTACAACTCATCTCATTATGATGCAGTTCAAAACTCAACTATTTTTACAGGTGCGGTTCTTGTTCCAAATCCTCCAAGCATAATTGAGTCGCTTGACCCAATCCAGATCTATTGGAACAACCCTAATCAAGAAATTGATCTAGATGACCATTACGAGTCCAGTTTACCTTTAACTTTCACATTCTCCGGGAACAGCATGATCTCTGCCAGCGTATTAGATGGGAATATCTTAAGCTTGACCCCGGCAACTGACTGGTACGGGACTGAATACATAACGATCAGAGCCACGAATTCCGTAGGGTATGTGGAACAAATCCTAAAAGTAACCGTTATCCAAACCTGGCAGATAGCAGAAGATTTTGATCATGAAGGCAGCGTTCCCGAAAACTGGACAAGCTCACACGCAGGGACAACAGACTTCCCCTGGCAGCCGGAGATGATAGAGGGTGATGATTATGCCATGAAAACCATGGCCACCACGGGCAGAACTGCAAATGAGCGTTTGTTTTCGCCCACCTACAATCTGAGCAATTACGAGGACATTGTAGTTTCGTTTGATACCGACTTTCTGCCCTATGGCACCGGTAGCGGAACTTTTGCCTATACTCTGAATAACGTTACCTACACCGTAGTGGAAACCTTCTCCACAGAGACAACCGGAACCATGACTTACACAATATCCAATCTGGATGCCAAACCCGCGGTAAAATTCCGCTGGATCTATGCCAATAGCAGCGCCAATACCGGTCAGGACAATCACTGGATTGTTGATGACTTCAGTATCTTTGGTGTAGTGAGGGACACCCAGGCCCCCAGTGCTGTTAATGGTTTGATGTTGAGTTCGCAGACCTCAAGTTCCGCCAGTCTGTCCTGGCAAGCCAGTTCCGACATCTATTTCGGAAGGTATGAGCTGTATGTTTCCTCCGACGATCAAGTGACTACAACGGATCAGCTTTGGTCGGCAGCGCAAGATCCAGCCCTTTACAATGTGGACACCATCCAAACCACAATTACCGGTTTGGCAACTGGAGATTACTGGATCGCAATCCGAGCCGTTGATCAAAGTAACAACGCTTCAGCGATCTCCGATCCGGTGTTTGTCCAGATAGATGGAGCAGTGCCGGTGTTCAGCAATCCCACTCCTGCCCTGCAACCGGAACCGCTTTGGATTAACTCCAGAACAGTGGAAATCGGCTGCAGCATCAGCGATTTTAATCTGATCGATCCCAATAGTCTAAACTATCGCATCGATGCCAATGGCAATGGAATTTATGATGATAGCGAAGCCTGGACTGCATTGCCTCAAGCTGGAAGGCAGATAAGGAACAGGGATGAGCTGACAATCCTCTTTGATGTGAGTTACGAAGCAGATGGTGTGCTTGCCTTTGAGTTCAAGGCTACTGATTTCTATGGGAACATCGGCTACAGCGGTCTCAGCTCTCAAGAGGGCATTAGTGATGACTGGGTGGTTAGGATAGATTCCAGCGCTCCTGTCATCAGTTCGCCTGTGCCAGTTAATCAACCCGATCCTGACTGGCAGCAGACTCTGGCAGTGCAGATCGGCTGCACAGTGGAGGACATGACTACCATCGCATCGATAGAATATCGCTTTGATAACAACGGAAACGGCAGCTATGATGCGGAAGAAGCCTGGCAAAGCTATCCCTTGTCCAGAACTGGAACCAGGGATATGCTGATAGTGGAATTGCCGGTGGAATTTGCAGTTGATGGCACCAGATGCTTTGAATTCAGGGCAACAGATGTTCTCGGCAATGTATCCTACAGCGGAGCAAGCGGACTGGAAGGGATAGAAGATGATTGGGTTGTTCGCATGGATACAACTGCACCAACCTTTAGCGATCCCATCCCGGCCAACCAACCAAACCCGGTTTGGGCTACTCTGCTGGAAGTAGAGATCGGCGCAACAATATACGATCATAATGACATAGATAATGCTTCAATCATGTACAGGGTAGATCTCAATAAGAATGGGATCTATGATCCGGAAGAAGAATGGACCCCACTTATCCTTAGATATGGAGACTATAGGAATAGCCTGCCAATAAATACCCAAATCACCATACCTGGTGATGGAGTATACGCCTTTGAATTCAAAGCTGAAGACGCGCTTGGGAACGTTGGCTATAGTGGTTTAAGCGGAATAAATGGCATCGAGGATGACTGGATGGTTATGGTTGATACCAATCCGCCCTTCTTTAGCCTGCCGATACCCGGTGATCAGCCTCTTCCACTATGGTCTAACAATTATTCTGTTACCATAGGATCTACTATTCTTGATTCCCTCGCTATAGACATGAATAGCGTCCAATATCGCTACGACCAGAATCAGAATGGTATTTATGACACTGACGAGATATGGCAAAACATCGGTCTTACCAGAAATAGCTCTGTTCGTAGCGTTGCAGTGGAGATCGATGTTCCTCTAATCCTCAGCGCTGACGGAGTGTATAAGTTCGAATTCCGGGCTTCTGATCCCAACGAAGTTACAGGATACAGCGGGATGTCTCAACTTCAAGGAATCGATGACGATTGGATATTCAGGATAGATACTGTGCCTCCTGCTGACATCACAAACTTCTTTGCGGAGGAGATAACCGATACCAGCGTTCAGCTTACCTGGACAGCCTCGGCAGACATCAATTTCCTGGGGTACCGCATCCACTACTCTACTTCATCAGAGGTTAGCACTACCGATCCCTACTGGGATTGGAACCACGATCCCAATCTGAGCAATGCTGGAACGGGTTTGGTATCTACAGTGCTAAGCGGTCTATATCCTGCCACACGTTACTACTTCATGGTTTTGGCTACCGATGAAGTTGGCTGGATTACGCAATACCCTCAGGTGATCACTGCTATGACCACTTCGTCTGCTGAACCTGAGGCACCAGAAAATCTAAGCATTTCCATAGTGGATGGTCTGCTAATTCTGAATTGGGATGACGTTACCCAGGATGTTCTTGGCAACCCGATCATCCCGAGTTATTATGAAGTGTTCGTTGGAGATCATCCTGATTTCATCTGTAACTTTGATTCGCTGATCGCCACTGTTAATGAGTCGTATCTGGAACTCGATGATGTAGTTGATTATGCAGACCGTTTGTTCTTCAAGGTGATCGCTCATATCGGAATGATCAGAAACGGCAAGTAAGAAAAACAGACATTAAAACAAAGCCCGGGTTAACCCCGGGCTTTGTTAATTATAGAATTCAGTCGTTGTCCTACACTTCCAGTGAAACGGTGGAAACGGAGTGTGGGCTCCGGAAACGCCTATCGGGTTCATCTCTAAGTCGTATTCGATCTGATCGTCCTTGATCCAGGGCGCAAGGGCTTTGATGTATTCACGGGCATCATCCAGGCTGTTGGACTTGGTATCCAGAGCCATAAGATTGTCCATCACTTCCAGTGCATCGTTAAGGGGATAGACCTTATCCTGGGCAGCCAGAGCCCGGCAGATATCACTGGTACGGTCATCCAGGATCACCACAAGCTTGTAGTATCTGGCCTTAGCTTTCTTGTAGCCTTGCAGTCTTCCAAACTCCCTTATACGGAGAGCAGTATGCTCTGCCAGTCCCTGCCAGTAGTGAGATGAGCGATTGGCGAGATCATTGAACTGATCTTTGAGGGTATTGGCAAGCATCTCTTTTGTATAGCCTTGCTCGATGGCTTTGGAGAGTGTGTCTGCAAAGTTCTGCCTCACATCAGCCTCGAAGTGGTTGCCGATCCAGAACAACTGCTGCTTTTGGATGGTGGATGATAGATGCTGATCTTCAATGCCCCAGAGCCCGATGCTGGTCTTGGTGGGGGCTTGCACTTGGGTGTCCCTCAATCCAAGCCGCACACAGCGGTCTATTATCGCCTTGGTGGGCTCATTGACCAGAGCTGCGAAGTCATCTCCCAGTTGAGTATTGATGATGCCCATAAGCTTGTCTATGGAGTCCTTGTTGAGTTTCTCGGCTCGTGGCATGTCACTCAGCATCTGGATGGCAAGCCGGGCTGCATCCCTAATCTCGGATTTCCAGGCATTGTTCAGGACCCGGTAGTACTCCAACATGAGCTTATCGTAGTAGTTCATCAGAAACTGAATCTCCTGACCTTTACTCTGTTCCTGCCTATATCGTACTCGGAGAACCGCTCCAGACAACCTGCCAGAGCATCACAGGCATCGATATAGCCATCAGGATAAGTGAGGAACTGTGATATCAGGGTCGGTGTATCCTGTCCATCCGGAAAGAGAACTTTGGCCGTCTCGATGATGGTCTCGGTTCTCTCTATGCGCAGGTTCTTGTTATCCTTGTTATCGATACGCTTGATGCGGTGGCTTATCGGAGGCAGATGGTTATCTGTTGCCCACTGATCGAAGTCGGCAAGGATACGAGCCTGACCGTATGTGGTTTCACAGGCTGCCCGGGCTTTCACTCTGTAGATTCGATCTAACTCCTGATAGGCATCATAGTAGTATCTGAAGAACTTGGTGTTCTCAGTTTGCCGTATCCACACATGAAGCACGTAGAAGCGATTCCCATCATAGCCAATGGAGATAATGGCTTTGAAACAGCCTTTCTCTCCCCAAGCAGGATCGGCATAGAGCCATACTCGCTTCATCTGTGATGGCTCAGGTAGAGATCTATACTTTGTGAACCAGTGGTTCTTGAAGATATTCCCTTCGATAACAGGCTGCCCCAGCATCTCCCTCTGATAACCGGTATATCCGAACTTGGCTCGCAGGTTGGGCAGAGTTGCTGTGGGGTATTGCTCCTCCCAGGTGGACTTGCCATGTATATCTTCGAGAGAGAAGCGCAAAATCGCTTTTTGGTGCGTTTTCAGAACCGATAGGTATCCCAAATCCAAATCCGGGTTATCGGCCCGCATTTCGCCTAATATGAGCTCCTGGAATTGGCAGATGGAGTAGTTAGGGTGTACCAGGTTCCCGAGCCAGATGATCTTGCCATTTCCCTCAGGTGAGAGTGCTCCGGCAAGCTCCTGGGTGATCTTCTCCATCCTACGCTTACCGATGGACTGGTTACCCATGTTCTCTTCTTTATCGATATCATCACAGACGATGAGCCCGGGCCGCTTAGCAGTCTTAGGATTGATCGTTCCACGATGAGACTGCTTGATGCTCCTGGCTCTGATCCTTGCCTTGTTCTTGAGATAGAAGTCCAGATCAAAGGAATCAACAGGCTGCAACTCTGTATAATCGATGGTGAGTCGCTTATTGTTCTGCAGCTCGTGAAGTGTAAACGCTGTCCGCTCCTGCGCCAGATCTATGTCTGCGGCTGTATGGATCACGTAGCGTTCGCCTTTGATGATCATCCAGATCGGATAGACCACTCCCATGAGAACCGTTTTGCCCAGCCCACGAAAACCGGTAATGGCGATGATGCCTGAGCCCTTATCAGTCTCATCGAACATGGTCTCGTGCGCTGAGCAAAAAGGTAGTGGGAAGATATGCGGAAAATAGGTATGGCAGAAGAACGAGAAAGCATCCCAACCTGATCCAGAGGTGCGTCTTATCCGCTCTGCTTTGGCTTCAGGACTATCGTCTATAAAAGGCAAGACGGAGATCGTTTTGGATGCGATCTCCGTCAGAGCCTTGTTATGCCGTTGGATGAACTTCTTAGGCATAACCGGGTAAACCCCCGACGCCCAGGGGGACGGGCGTCGGGGACCCGGAGGTCGGAGGACTGACCATGTCGGGCTGTTGGCTTGGAGGCTGTAGGTAGGTAGGAAGGTTCAGCGGAACCGGAGGCAACGGCTCCGCTGTTCTGTAGGCTTGGAGGGTTTGGAGGGTAGGCTGGTTTGTAGGTTTGGAGGCAACCATGTCCGTGGCTGTATATCTATCCATTTCTAACTCTTAAGTATTCTGCAAGATCAAGGACAACACCTTGGAACTGCTTAAGCAAAGTCTCGTGCCCTTTCTCAATCATAAAGTCGGTCACCTGATCCAGGAAGCGGACGATATAGTCATTCAACTCTTTGGAGGGCTCAGCGTCCTTCTGGTTCTGTTTGATCAGGTTTACAAGGCTCTGCAGAGCCGTATCAGCCGGGTTCTTGGCATACTCTCTGAGTGCCTGGATGAGCGCCTTCTTGCGGGCTAAACTGATCTCGTGGTCAAGCTTACGCTCTTCCTTGAACAACTCGTCCCACTTGCCCTGTTTGATCCACTTGCGGACGGTGATATCGGAAACTCCGAAGATCATCGCCAGCTCAAGTGGGTCTGTCTTGCCGTTCAGATAGGCTTCTTTGCAGTTATCCCGCTTGATGCGGAACTCCAGTGCGTTACTCATATTCAGGTCTTACCTTGTGACTTACCAGATACTTGTTAATGTCTTTGCCATGAACCCGTAAGGGGCCCTTGTCATTGATGCGGTAAGCGGGAAGAGGATCAGCGATGTCCCGGATCATACGATAGACGGTGGAACGGGCGACGTTCAGCACGTCGGCGATCTCATCCGGTCTATAGTAGCGGTCTTTGAAACTCTTCACGTTTACCTCGATTACTTGGGTCATTTCTGCGGTCATCATCTGTAGCTACCATTATTCCGTCAAAATCTGCTGGTATAGGATGCGACAGAATTACAGGGCACTGAAGTTCAGCACGATCTTGTTGTAGTTACCGGCCTCATCTCTCACTGCAAACGAGATGTACTGTTTGGTGGAAGTGACCAGGATGGCCTTATCGATCAGTTCCATCGCTTCTCTCCAGACCGGGTCCTTGATCTTGAAGCGACGCAGGGCGAAGATGCGATAACGGGCAAGCTGACCATGATTGTCCAACTGGAAGGCATCGCTGACGATAGCCTTGAGATTGTCATTGGAGTCCACTGACCAGGCTTTGATGCACTCGTCTATCTTCTGCTTGGCGAGTTGCAGTTCGATCCCAAACTGAATCTTCTCCCGGAAGCGCATCTCGACCCGGTACTTCTCATCAAAGCTGATGAGCAGGGCGTTGCCCTTCCACTCGAGGTTATTCCTGCGAGCCGCGTCATTCAGGTACTTCTCGATGGTCTGGATCAGCTTCTGTTTGTCGGAGATAATACGTTCTTGCAGTTTGATGGCGCAGTCCATCGCTTTCTTGACTGCGGCGTCCTTTTCCACTATTTCGGTGTGCAGCACCTTGACTGGGAATTCCCTACCTTGAGCGTCGGTTAAGGTGCGTTCTTTGACTGGTGTGCTCGCTTTACTCATTTGAATCCTCCTTAGGATCGCTTTGTTTATTTGTTGATTGATTGATCTCTTGTTTCTTGATGTAGGACTGGAACATAGCGATGACCGCTCTGCGCTCCTTCTTAGTGAGCAGGTTCCAGTGGCTTTTAGAATAATGACTGATCGTGAATGCCCGCAGCTGGGACTCGGTCCAGCCGGCTTGCTTCATCAGAGCGTGCATGTACTTGCCCTGCTTATCGTAGTTGTATTCGAGAGGTCGACCATGCCTGCGATACTTCAACATGATGGCCTTGAACTCGAGCAGCTTGTCCTCGGATAGGGCTCTGAGCGAATCGCCGTAGCCCATGCCGTTCATGATGTACTTGAATGCGTCCATCGGCCAGTGGAATTTCTTAACCCGGATGGCGTGGATTTGTTGGCGTAGTTTGCGTTCTCTCAGTTCCTTATCCATAGAATGCCCCCGATTGGCTGATCTTACAGTGCTTGCTGTGAGTGTTGATCCATGCGCTTCTTAGTTTGATACGGCGCTCTTGGCTTGGGTGGCATCCCGGCCTTGCTGCGCAGTTCGCCCAGGATGCCCTTGATCACAATCGATCCCACCATGGGGATTTTCTGGGGGTCTAATACGCAGTATCCGCTCTTATCGATGCCAATCACCTTAACCGAGGCCATCGCCTCCAGATAGAGATAGATCCACTGCCTGCTGCGTCCGTAGATCGAAGCGAGGTGACGGATGCTGCGTATTTTCTGACTGGCGATAACTTTAAGCAGTCTCCCGCACTCCATCTTGCTGAAGTCCAACTTCTGCGAGTGCGTGTTAACCAGCTTGAAGTCGTAGCGATGGGCATAGACATAGATCTCTTGATCTTGGCAGATACACTTGATGTTGCCTTCGGCGAGCATCGTGCGCATCACCTCGTTGACGATATCCAGGGGAGCGTCCGTCATCTTGCAGACCAGTTTCTGGTTGAAGGGACGTCGGAACTGGAGCATGAAGCGGCGAACCAGATCTTGCTGTGTCATAAGGCCTCCCTCAGCACCAGCTCAGATAAGGGGGTTTCTTTGTCAGTGCGGGTTTCCAGCATATGCATGACCTTCATAGCCTGCCGCAGGTTGCCCTTGCTGTAGTTCCAGACAAAGTCTGTGGTGGTCTTATCGACCGGATCGGTCATCACTTTCTTGGTGACTTTCATAATATCCTCCTTGGTATTATCTTGGAATTCGTAGAAGTAGTTGCAGCGGTCAAAGTAATGGGAATCGATACGGGATAGCTTATCCTTGGCTTCCTGCATCCCGATCAGCAGGATTACTGCCAGAGTCTCGTCAGCCAAGTCCCGGATCGAACCTAGCAGTTCGTAATAGCGGAAGGCATAGTCGATCTCATCGATGATGACCACCGCGTCCTGCTGTTCACACAGGACTTGAACACACTGCTTGAACAGCGTGTTGGTCGATCCATGCGGGATGTAATCGCCATAGCCATAGTTACGGTATAAGCTGCTTAGCAGTTCTTTGGCGAAGGTCTTGGGAGTGGAAGTGGCTTCCAGGCGCAGGTAAGTATAACCATTGCGGAAGGCCGTTCTGGTAGCGAAGGTGGTCTTGCCCAGTCCCGGTTTGCCATAAAGCATGCCCAACCCGACGATCTCCTGCTTGGGTCGGGTGAGCAGGAAGTCGATGCACTGCTGGGCCCTGGTCACATTGACGGTTTGGATGAGTTTTCCTTGTTCCATGATTATTTCCTCTCTACTCCGATCCGGTTCAACATCTCTTTCAGGCTGATATCCGAGCTTGGATGCTTAGCCTGGTTATCACTATCGTCTTTGGTCTGCTCCTGGATTATTTCCGCTTCCAGCTTCGCCATCTCTTCCAGCGGTTCCGGAACTTCTTGAACCACCGGATTCTGCTCGTGGATAACTATCTGTTCCAGCCTGGCTATCTCCTGCTCAGGACCCGGCAGGGGAGCTTCCAGCATTGGCGGTTGAATGAAGGTGGGGTTCGCAGTAGACATCAGCAGCGGCCTGACCAGGTTCTCGACTACATCCGAGCTATGACGGACGGTGAGTTTGGTGCGCCTCTCGATCTGTTTGTGGTAGCGTTTGATCTCCCGGGTTTCCTTGTTCAACTCGGCTTGGGAGATGGGATTGCTCTTATCGAGATGTACGAAGGGATTCTGCGACCTGCGAACCTCGGCTTGGCAGATAAAGTTGTCTTGCAGGTCATAGACTACGATCCAGCGCAGATCTGCCATATCGTAGCGGATAATGACTTCCTTGCCGATGTGTTCCATCAGCTTCGTATCCCAGTACATCAGCTTGTTGAGAACGATGCCGTTATTCCGCAGGGTCTTGCGTTTCTCGGTCATCATCAGGAAGTTGAGCCGCTTGGCTTCGATTTTGCGTTCCGCTGGCGGCTTGACTGCGCTATACACCGACCAGGGGGTCTTACCGCCCAGTCCGCTGTGAGGAGTCTCGCCATACATCTTACGGATATAGAACCCGATCATCTGCATGGCCTCTTCCAGAGTGGGAGGATTAGCTTCATACAACTTCTTTGCCCACTTCTCGTTGCGCATCAGCGTGGCAGGTTTATCGGCCACCGATGCTCCCCGGAAGCTGCTGATGAAGCGTTCGAACTGCTCCTGGAAGGTCTTGAAGAACCGTTCGATGATCTTGGCTTTGGCATTGTAGCTTTCTGCGAAGGCCACTTCGATGCCCAGCCTGGGGAAGATACCCGCCAGGTCACTGGTGAGGTCATGATCCTGCCACTTCTCATTGAACAGCTTTGATCTGAAGGCTTTGCCGTTATCGAGATAAACGTACTTGGGAACCCCACCCCAGTTGAGGATGGCATTTCTGAAGGCGATCTGGATGTGTTGGCTATCTTCAGTGAAGGCGAGCGTGGCTCCCACCGGATAGCGACTTGCCCAGTCAAAGACCATGATCATGGTCATCCGTTGGGCTTTCCCGGTCTTGGGATTGATAATATCGAAAGCGAGGGTATGACCATCGGCTACCCAGACCTGACCCACTTTCAGCAGCTCGTTATCACGTTTGATCGTCTTGACTATCTCTTCCGCCACTGCCTTGCTGCCCTGCCTGGATTGAGTCCAGACGGCTGGATTGTTCCGCATGTAATCTTCGCACCAGCGTCTCAGGGTCGGTATTGAACTGGGAGATTCCAAAGAACCTAACCTGGCATAGCTCTTGAGGGTCACGATGGCGGAGCCGATCTTGATCTTCTGAGGCGAGAGCAGCAGCTTCATCAGGAAGTGCTGTTCCAGATAGGTAACCTTGCGGCCCCGGAGCTGGTTCTTGCTCTTGTGGATTAAGGCGAACATATCCCGGTTGCTTTCGGTGTACTTCTCCACCCATAACCTCAGAGTGCGTTCCTGGCGAAGTCCCTTGATCTTTTTCAACTCGGGCACCAGGAGCCCTGCATTGTACTCCTTGGCGATCAGCTTCCACTCTTCTAACTTGGCTTCCGTCTCTGCCAGGCGATTTAGAACCGTCTCGCAGAACTGGGAGTGGAGTTGAGCCTCAATCATGCAACTGAGCAGTTCCTTGCTCTCAGGCTCCAGATTCAAGCTGGCGGCTTCGATCTGCTCAGAGATCGTTACCGGCTCGATAGCCTGTGGTTCCTCTACCTTATATATAGGAGAGGCGATCTCAGTTGCAGATGGTGCTTCCTGTACATTTTCGATTGGAGCAGGTTTGATTCTGCCGACCACCTTCGCTTTTATCTCCGTTTGGATAGTTTTATCTGATCCAGTGGCATACTTCGTGAACTTGATCGGGACTCCGGACTTGATTAGTTCCGCTATCCTCCGGCAGTCTGCGTCATATTCTGCTCTGTCATACTGGCCGATGATCTCTTCCAGTGTTTCCATTATTCCTCCTTATCTCCTACTTTGATGTATGCTGTGACGAACCGGCAGTCCCGTTTATCGGAGCCCATATTCATGAGTTCCCGATCCAGGCAGACTCCATGCTGGTTCTTGCTCTTGCAGTCAGCTATCTCCAGATCGAGAAGCTCACCTGCCGCCAGAACGAAGGTCTTGGTGGTATGGCTCTTCCCGCTGGGCACCAATCTGTTGACCGCAGGCAGGTTTCCTTCTTTCACCAGTCTGCGGATCGTCTTGATCGACTTGCCTGTCAGTTCCGCTACCCGTGCAAGGGGCAGCCAGATCATCGTAAAATCTCTCTCCATTTCATATCCTTCCCATGATATCCGATTACCTGTAATTGGACTTGGACAAATTGAAGGTGCCGGACCTGGACTTGGACATGGACATTCCCCTGGACTTGGACATGGACTTGGACATTTTCCGTAGCACTTGGACACAATTTCGCACAAAGAATGGATATTGTGCCCGGATGCTATGCGCAGTGAGAGCTTGAAGCCATTTTGTCCAAGTCCGAGTGGATATGGTTGGACTTGGACATTCTGCACTTGGCAGGCTTCGCAGCTCGACTTTTTGCACTGTTTCGCGGTCATTTTCACCTCTCTGGTTAGTTTTAACAGGGTGCTAAGTACCTTGCATCCAATATCTTGGGAAGTCCTTTCTGCAGTCCAGCGGATTTTTCCGGCACTTTTCTGAAGGGTGCCAAACTTGCCGGCACGAATGCCATTGGGATAGACCCCCTCCGAAAATAATCATTGACACAACTATACGGCTATTTATTGATGTTCTGAGTTCACTATAAATCCGTATGGAAATATGTCAATGGCAAATTGAACAATGGAGGTATTATGGCAGCCCCAGAGGTTGGACAACGATTGGCTATGCTGATGAAGAGTATGAAGTTAAAAAACTATCAGTTCGCCAATAAATATGGCATCTCGGCCGCCTCGTTATCGAGGTATAAGGCCGGAGAACGCTACCCAGATCCCGAACTTTTACTCAAGTTATCCGAGTCTGAAGTGAATGTAAATTGGCTTCTGACCGGCAAGGGTACGACCCGGATCGTGAAGGATTTCGATGGGTGGATGAAGGAGAGACTGGAGGAAAAACTCAAGGTCGTCGACAGCAAGACCGGGCTAATTCAAGCACCTACAATAGATTACACTCGCACCGTGAACCTCACGATTATCGGCGACATTTCCGCCGGACCCAGAGAGGACATTATAGACTGCCGGGATTTAGGTGAGAATCTTGAGCTCCCTCGTTCCTTACTCCCCGGGCAGACTGATAAGTATATGGCATTTAGAGTAAATGGACACAGTATGGAACCCAATATCCTGCATGAGGACATCGTGGTCATCAAACAGGAGCTGGATTGGGAAATTGCCAATGAAAGGGTATGTGCGATCAGAGCCGACGATGGAGTAACTCTCAAGAAAGTGGAACTCGATCCCACCAATAGACGTATTATTTTACAGCCATTTAATTTAGACTACAAAGTCCAGATTATAGACTCAGATCAGGGTCTCGAAGCATTTCTGATTGGAGTTTTGTCACTTCAGTTGCGGCTTTTCTAAATCGGTATTTTGGGCTGGAGCTGGCGGATGTCCAACTCCAGTCCAAAATCAGCCCTATTTGCAATTATTACTGATACAAAGACGTCCAGAAACGTCCAAAACAGCCGATGTCCAAGTCCAAACCTAGTCCGTCATATCTCCCCACCTCATAAAGCGTTATCCCCACTTGTCCAAGTGAGACGGGCTTGCAACTTTGGGTGAGACTTTATAAGGGGCTTTGTCAACAACCTGAATAATCCTGATTATTCTTGACATAAAATAACCATCCAAAGATTTGGGCTATACAATATATAATTCTGGTAAATGGAGGAAAAAATGAAAATACAGGATGATTTATATTACACTGAGACCCACGAAT